ACCACAGCTTAGAAACGGTGTTTGGCCCTATAGTGATGGTGCAAGTTGAATCAAGAGTGCCAGTATATTTGAGGAAGAGACTGCGGCCCGGATCAGTAGACCCATCAGCAATAGTAGTAGTATGAGTATCAGCATTAGTCGTAATAGCTTCCGTCCCAAAGGAAAAAGCCTCAGCTATTAACTCTAAATTTGTATTCGTACTGGTTCCCCATGTACCCGCCTCATCGCCAGTGGCAATCTCTTTGAGCCGTAAATCGTTAACGTAAGTTGCCATTTATCTTCTCCGACTTTTAGTCTTAGGCTTTGGCTTCTTCATAGAAGCAACATGCTTTTTCAGCACTTCAGCTTGTTTCTTGTGTGTCTTAGAGGCTTTCTCTAATCCCTTAATAACTTTCTTGACCTTGCGTACCATTACGCTACCTCTTCCCAATCAGGTGTTTGAGGTGTCGATACAGTTGACCAACTAGGTGTTTGACTTGTTGAGATAGTTGACCAACTAGGCGTTTGATCGTCATCGACAAGCCCCCATACATTTGATGTCCCAGTCGCCCCAGTAGCAGATACCCCAGTAGGAACAATGTTGGCAGTACCTGTAACCGATACTGAACCGACTGAACCAGTCGCTTGAAATCCATTGACTGAGATATTGTTATCGCACTTGAGCGTAACACTACCCAGTCCACTTGTTGCAGATACGCCCGTAACGCTGACATCCGCATTCGCAGAGACGGATAAAGATCCAACTGCTCCAGTTCCCGCCACACCCGTAACAGAGAACGTAACACCTGATCCCTCAACGATAGAGACCGACCCGACTGCCCCTGTGCCAGAAACGCCTGTGACAGAGACAATTGCGTCTGCCGTGACTGTGACAGACCCGACAGCGCCTGTACCAGCAACGCCGGTAACCTCAACAGGTATCGCTTCATTCCACGCACCTTGCCCCCAAGTACCTCTGCCCCAGCCATTAACAATTGCCACACGCTACTTCCTGTGTCCAGCCGTCTTCTTGGCTATCTTTTTAGGCTGCTTGGAGTGTTGCTTGCCTTTCTTTGTGTCTGCCCGTTTCTTTCGGGAAGTGGCAGCGTACTCCTTGTCCGATAAAGCCTGTCTAGCCTTCTTCGGGAGATACCTTTCACCTGTCGCCTTTTTGCCTTGCGTTGATGGTTTACCTGACTTGGTTCCCCAATCCTGCTTAGTCCACTTCTTAAGACTCTTTTGAGACTTCTTCAATGGCATTACTTGTAACCACCACCCGCGTCTTTGTAAGCCTTCGCTAACATTTGGGCTTTACGCGCCGACCACTGCCCCGGCTTGCCCCCCTTGCTTCCAGCCTTAATCCTATTAAATTGACGCTTACGCATCTCAGGCTTTGTGTAGTTTCCAGCCTCGTTAACTCTAGACTTTGACTTCTTTTTTGCAGGCTTCTTTGCTGCTGGCATCTTAGGCAATCCTTATGATCGCGTTGCTTGCGTCAGCGGTAGGGAACTGAATGGTAAAATCGCCAGCGGTTGATGTCTTGTCTCCACCAAACGCAAGGCTACATACCGCAGGGTCTCCAGAAGCTGAGTCATTGAATATCAGCGCACCGTTTGCCGTAATTGTGCTGCTAGAAAATGTCAGGTTGGCAAAGTCTGTAAACGCTGTTGTGCTGGAGGTCGTTGGGTCAACACGGGTCAGTGCGGCACCTTTAGCCGTATAACCCGTGCCAGATACCTCGTTGGATGTCGTATACGCAGTTGTGCTTGCATTTAGAGTTGCAGAGCTTGTGTACAGGGCTAGATTGAAGGTGCTTCCACCAGTGTTTTTGAAGTTGTGTACCGCCTCCATAAGCTCTTTCTTGAAACTTGTACACATTGCACTCGTAATAGACATTATAGCCTCCTAATTATATCAGCCATGTCTTTATGACCTTGACGATCTAGTTCGGCAATCAGCGTGGTTCTATCGCTCTTTATCGCCTCTTTAATGTATCTCAAGACTGTAACTTTAACAGCCTCTTGGAATTCTTGTGCCTGCTCTGCTATGACGGGATGACAATTACCGCCGACACTAACAATACTGTCTGCGGCTGACTTCGCCCAAAACTCAGGGCTATGACCGCCATTCTCAGTTGCCGTGACAATAACGCTGCCAACTTCCATAGAAAGCATTATCTGTTGGCCCTTACGGCTCCAGCCCTGTAGCTATCAGTGGTGTTGTAGCCCTCACCAAGAGCCTTTAACTCTTCTAATGCCTCGTTATACCTTGTCGCATAAAGCTGCATTAGGTCTGGATCTCCCTTCAAGAAGGTATAGGCTTCAACCAAGCAGCCATAAAGCAGTGCATTTTCTGCGTTTGTGCCTAGCCAACTTGTCCCATCGCTAGCAACGGTAATTGACTCAGGCTTATAGAAGTAATGTATTTCAGCAGAGTAGTTGGCGTTTGGCGTTGGGCCTAGAATAAAGACTTGCTCATTGAACAAAGCGTAATGCTTTGGCACCCCTGTCGTAGAAGCCACAGGGTAAGCTTCTCTGATGAAGTTAACGTCCTTACGAATCAGGAACTCATAGCCACTGTTATCTATTGACAAAGAATACGTTGCCAAAAAGTCAGATGGCACCGCTAAGTACTGGTTGGACTGAGTTGTTGTCCCTGTAGCGTTCTTCCTAAAGTCCGGCAACTGAACCGACTTGAGTATTCTTTCTTCTGCCTGCGTAATAATGGTTGGCAGGTCAGTAACGAATGTGGATTCGTTTGACTCAACGTAGTCCTGTATTGCTGTTTTAAGCGTTGTGAATGTAAATGCCATTAGCTTGTACTCACAGTCACTATGCCAACGCTACCAAACATATCCAAACCAACTTGCCCCACTGGGTTGAAGGAGGTTAACAGTCTGCTTTGATCCAAACCTTGATCTGGTCTTGGGTTTCTCAGCGCCTGCGGATCGTCCATACGAATCCTGCCAAGCTTAAGCTGTGGCTGATCTGGGCTGTTAACGTCACGACCAACCAAAAAACCAGTAGGCCTGCCGTTTACGATTTGGGGCACAAGGTCTTTTAGCGGGTATCGAAAACCCGTTAAGTCGCAGTAACCGAATGCATGTTTACCACTAGCGTAAGCGCCCATACGTTAAAACCCCGGTGCTATGTAAATAGATGCTTTCTCTCTGTCAGCATCAGCAGCTAAGTTCCACTGCTCCTCATAATCAGCCTTCAGCACTGATGATCGAGATGCTGCGTTTGGAAACTTAAGGCTTAATTGATAAGACAGGCCTGCAACCAAGCAAGGCAAGAACCTAGCTGGTACGTCCATATTGTTTGAAGCCGCAGAGCCTGCATCATCGATACGCTCTAAGTAGTAATAAACAAACGTATAGGACGCACTATCTGGCACAGGCCAAAGGTTAACCGTGATCTGTGCTGGCGCTTTGTCTATCTGATACTGCAAAGGCTTGCTTTGAGTAAGCTTGTTTGACAGATGAGCGTACTGACTTACAGATATCCTGCTCAATGTTTGATCTTGCTGGCTAGAACTGTCACCCGCATTGGTGCGAACAAACGCTTCTATAATGTCAAATATCTTTGCATCTAATGCGTAAGCAGACGTTCCCTCAGTAAGGGTTTGCGTACCCTCTTTGACCGTCCAAAGATTTAGCCCTCTGTTCTGCCATTCCAGCATAAGCAGGTTAATGCTTCGTCTAGCTGTGCGATAATCATAGCCACTACGAAGCTCTAAACCAGCACGTTCAAACGCTTCTTCCATAGCATCAGAGAGATCTAGGTTGAATGCAAATGTGCCACTAACAGCCATCTAGATCATCCGACCTTTGGTCTTGCCTCTAATAGCCATACCATCAATAGACTTCACTTTGCCGCCAGCTTTCATCCCATCCATGCCGCCAGTGCCGCCTGTGGCAGACATAATCTTTTGCATACGCTGTTCTTCAGCGGCATCAGCAGCTTCTCTTTCTAACCGCCGATCTTTCTTTTTATCTCGTCTGTTTTTTAGATAGCCAGCAAGAGGGCTTATCGCAGCTAAAGGTTCTTCAGCAATGAGTCCAACCAAACCACCACCGAGTATCCCAAGGTCTTTCTTTCCCATTACGGCCTCCTAGCCTTCTGCTTCTTTTTAGAAACACGCTTCTTTTTAGATGGCGCGTTCTTAATTTGTTTGCCCATTTGCGCTCGACTAATCGCCATCAGCCTCTACCAAACTTTTGTTTTTGAGATTTAGGGGGAGACTTCTTGCTGCCCCCCTTGCCACTCCAAAAAACCTTGTTTGCCCAGTATGCGGCACTGGTCTTGCCCTTAGCTATGTTTTTGCCGTGCCGAGCTTTGAAACTCTTACGGGCCTCTGCGCTGTAATTGTGGCCCATCTTCTGGTCACCAAAGCGGATGATCTTCATCTTGCCGCCATCGCGCACAGCGACTACAGCCTTCTTGGTTTTATGACTAGGGGTGCGTTTAGGTTTGTTTAGGCCGGTAAGCCCGACCTTTTTTAGCCTATTTTTCTCAGCGTCAGTTAAGCTCATTTCTTGCGTGACCTGTTTT